CTACGAGGACAAGAACGGTCAGAAGCGCACCGCCACCGAGTTTGTGGTCCAGAAGATTCACTTTTGCGGCCCAAAGACGGAGCAGCGGGTTGATGATGGCGGCGAGGCACCGCCTCCGGGCTACCAGCCGTCCTATCAGAACCAGCAGCCGCAGCAGATGGGCTTCGCCACCCAGAACCAGCGGCAGCAATGGCAGCAGAGTGCCCCCGGCGGGCAGCAGCCCAGCTACTCGCAGGGCGACCCTGACGATTTCTCGGTCATCGATGACAGCGACGACCTGCCGTTCTAAGGGGGGCTGATAATGGCAACTGGAAAACGGTATTACTGGATTAAGCTCAAGGACTCGTTTATGTCGTCGGACATGATCGATTACCTCATGGGGCAGCCCGATGGTGCCAACTATGTTGTCCTTTATCAAATGCTCTGTCTCAAAACCATCAACACTGGCGGCCGACTGGCTTTCCAAATCGGGGATATGATTATTCCTTATGATGTAGAAAAAATTCAGCGCGAATGCAAATGGTTCTCGTTGGCAACTGTCCGTGTTGCTTTGGAAGTCTATAAGCAAATCGGTCTAATTTATGAGGACAAAGATGGTGTTCTCGTTTTGGCCAACTACTCAGACATTGTCGGCAGTGAAACAGACTACTCTGCGCAGAAGCGCCTTCAGCGTGAAAACCGCCGCAGACAACTTCCCCCAAAGTGTGCAGACAGCAACGAGGACAACAATGTGGACAATGTCCATACAGAGAAAGAGATAGAGATAGATAAAGAGAAAGATATAGAGAACAGAGAAAGAGTAAGAGATAACGGTAGTCCGACCGTCGATGCTGGGCTGGCTGAGATCATCCGCTCTTTCGAGGACAATCTCGGAGGGTTCCCACCAGCAGCGCGGGAAGACCTGCTGGGCTGGCGGGAGATTTTCACGGACGACCTCATCTTGCTGGCCATCAAAAAGGCCGCTCTGGCCGGGGTTCGCAAATGGTCCTACGTCAACGGCATCCTGAAAGTATGGAAAAACGAGGGTGTGAGAACCCTTGGTGACGTGCAGTCCCGTGACGAGCGGCGCAAGCCCCCGGCGGGTCAGCAGCCCAAACGCTCCGCTGCCGAGGACTACAATGAAATTTTCGGTGAACTTTTGGGAGGTTCAACATGACAGACAAAAAACTGATGGAGTTGCTGGTGGTCATTGATGATCACTACGGCCGCATCCGCAGCAAAGAGGAACGCATGGCAGATACCAAAATCTATATCCAAGCGTTCGGTGCTATCCCGGATGAAATCGTGGAAAAGGCCCTGTACACTGCATTTACGCAGTGCCGCTACCAGAATCAGCTTATTGTTGACTGGTGCGCCGAGGTCAAGAAGCTGCTGGCCGCCGGGCTTCCCTCGGCAAACGACCTCTGGGCACAGGCTGCGACCGCCGCCAAGCAGATTACGGCAAATCTGTACTACATGACCCACGGCGGGCTGGTGACCAGCGAGGGCAAACTCACCGGAGAGAACTTCAAAACCCGGAATGCTGAGATCTTCGCCGCCCTGCCGGTGGCGGTGCAGCGATGGGCTGGCTCCCCGGCAGATCTGTCGGAGATTTTCAGCAGCCGCAGCAGCGCGGATCTGCGCCAGTTCGTCCGGCCGGGCTTCGACCGGGCTGTGCAGGATGCCCCGGTTGAGAGTTTGCAGCCCCCGGCTCTGCCCGGCGGCGCAGCCCCGGCACAGATTGGAGGTGGCACGACATGAGGTCGAAAAGACCATTCCGCAGCCTGATCGTGTGCGTTTCGTGTGCGATGGTTGGCTGCATCCTCGCAAGCACGGCCTACTCCCGGCGGGTGGACGAGTTGGAAATCGAGCGGGATATTTACGCCAGCCGTTTTCAGAACTGGCAGACGCGGGCGATTGACGCGGAGGAAAATGTCGGCCGGCTTCAGACCGAGGTAGATAACCTGACCGCAGAGCTGAACGCCCAGACCGATTTGACCCTTACATACGCCGGGTCGTTCAGCTGCACGGCCTATTGTGCCGAAGAATACGCCCACATCTGCGGCGAGGGACACGGAATTACATCCAGCGGCGCAAAGGTGCAGCCGGGCGTGACCGTGGCAGCTGACACCAGCATCCTGCCCTACGGCACGGTGGTCTATATCGAGGGTGTAGGTCTCCGGGTCGTTCAGGACACCGGGAGTGCTGTGGTAGGTAACAAGCTGGACGTGGCGGTGAGCACCCATGCGGAGGCTCTAAGCTGGTCTGGCTGGGGTTCCCGCCGGGTCTGGATCGTTTCAGGAGGTGCAGAGCCGTGAAAAAGTCGTTTCAGACCGAGATGGATGACACTCAACAGGCTGTCAGCCAAATCGTGTGCCTGTGTACCACCATTGCGCTGCATCAGGAGTTCGGTGTTGGCAAGACCCGCCTTGACCGCATTACAGACAGGATTCACGACTTGGAAGATCAGAACACCGAAGTCATTATGACCCCAGATGCCAATGGCCGCCCCTCTAAAGCCAGGGCCGAGGCCATTCGGGAAAGCTGGTTGGCGGGGTATGTCACTTCCGACTACCGCATCCCGATGCTACGGGCACCTCGTGGCCGCAAAGAGCAGCAATATCAGATTGCTGGAAACAAAGCTGCAAGAATCGCATGGCAGATTTACGCAAAGGCAGTTATTGACATACTGCACTATGGTCCAGAACGGCTGGAACGGCTGCGCAAAGAAAGCCACGCCAACTATGAGCAGTTGAACCAGTGGGCGCACGAGGACGGTTTGGACGTAGCAATGGAAAAGCTGCGTCGCTGCGCTGCCGATGCCATGCAAGCTCCGGATCTGGAAGTTACAGATATTGATGGTAGCAAGGATGCCGCAGAAGTGGACAAGGAGTTCCGCAAGCAGCAGCTGAACTTTATCAAGCGTGTCCGGGCACAGACCCTTGGGCACATCGGTGCAACTGCGCAGCCTGTCAATGTGCTGGTTGACCAGAGTATGCAGGATAAGATTCAACTGGTGATGCAGCAGGTTTCTCAGCAGTCTTTTGAACGTAGGAGGACGCATTGACATGGCAAAAAATGAGTACGGAGAGAAGCTGGACAGCAATGGCTATGCGCCCAGCATCCTCAGCAAGAGCCCCACCTGTCTGATTTGCGGGCGGTATCGCACCGCCCGGCACGAAGTCTTTTTCGGACCGTACCGGGATAAGAGCAAGCGGCTTGGCCTGTGGGCAAACCTCTGCCCGTGGTGCCACCAGAACGGCGTGACTGCCGTACATACCAACCGGGAGGCAGACCTCCGCTTGAAAAAGTGGGCACAGAAAAAGGCCATGGAGCATTACGGCTGGCCGGAGGCGCGGTTCATCCAAGAGTTTGGGAGGTCGTACCTGTGAGCACCTGTCCGATTATCGCTATCGACCCCGGCAACACCCAGTCTGGCTACTGCGTGATTGATCGCAGCACCCTGCGCCCTCTGGAATTCGGAAAAATCGACAATGCAGAGCTGCTGCAAAAGCTTTCCTCTGCCGGGGTGCAGGGCTGGCGTTGGGCGGTCATCGAGATGGTGGCCTCCTACGGAATGTCGGTAGGCCGGGAGGTATTCGATACCGTCCTCTGGATCGGCCGCTTCTACCAAGCCCTGAACGCCTGCTGCCCGGTACGGCTGCTGTGCCGCATCGAGGAGAAGCGACACATCTGCCACAACACCCGCGCCAATGATGCCGCCATCCGGCGGGCACTCATTGACCGATTCGCAGACCACGACCTCAAAAATGGCCGTGGTACAAAAAAGAACCCGGATTTCTTTTACGGCTTCAAAGCCGATGTGTGGGCAGCCTACGCTGTGGGTCTGACCGCCATTGAAAACCGAGAGAACGATTATCATTTTTCTGCTACTTGAAAGGAGCACATACCATGGATAGCTACGAAAACGAAGCCTCTAAGTTCGCCGCCCAGCGCACCAAGCTGAAGAACATCTGCGAGGCGCACGACCTGACCTACACGTTCATCAAGAACAGCTACCCCATCAAGCTGATTATCC